CCGGCAGTATGAAAGACCCAATTGCAGAACGAACCGCACCAGGGCAGTCCATCGGCCTTTGTGAACTTGCCATACTTCGTCAGATTCTCGCCAGTCTCGACCGTGCCGACTTCAGCTAGTGCGACTTCGATGATCCGTGCAGCAGTGCCCTCTGGATACATTAAAGCCCAAGTGCCTGCAAGTCGTCAGCAGTTAAACCAAGTGCTTCGAGTTTGGCTTGAGCAGACGCTTTGTCGGCTGCTTTCTTTGCATCTTGCTCTGCTTTTAGAGTGTCATACTGTGTAAAGCCAGCCTTGAACTCTACTTCTGTGCATCGTGGCCTTTCATCAACCCAAATAATTGAATTGAAATCGTCAGCAGAAATGACCCAACCACCTAACGGACAAAGCATTGTTAAAACTTCAGCACCTGTTGCCATTTTACGCACCTATCTCTAAAAGTGTTATTGTAGAACCTGAGGAACCATTTTGGACTAAAGCACGACTAATGTTTGAGTAAGATGCAAATTGTGTTTTATATGTTGTTGCGGAAGTTGTAGCTGGTGAATCTAAATAACTTGTTGTCGCTGCATTAAATGTGTTATTTGCGCTTGTATCTGTTGTACCACCAATTCCACAAAACACAATAAGTTCAGTTGATGCTCTCAATAATCGCACCATACAGGCAGTATTTCCTGAATCTTTGCTACAACCTGCTTGATTTACTAAAACCAATATCTTACTAGTGTTTAGTGTCGGTGTAATTGTTGCAGTTAATCCTGTGTCTGCATACGTGCTCGATGCGTTGGTAGTAACAGTTGAATAAGTTGCATTAACAACTTGTAACACTTTACCACCGCCGCCTGCCGGTGTTGCCCATTTTAAGCCAGTGGGACTGACTGTGGAATCTGCCGTCAATACTTGCCCGTTTGTTCCCACTGTCAGAGCTGTCAAAGTATCAGCAGCAGTGCCAACAAGAAGATCGGCTTTTGCTGCGATTGCGTAGTTTGTAGTATCTGCTACATATTTCAATCCAAGAGTTTGAGCTGAATCTGCGACAAGACGAGTTTCATTTGCTCCGGCTGGCAATCTTGCGTCCACTGTTGAAAATGCAAATAAGTCGCCTTTAGTTGTTAATGGTGTCTGATCTGTTGGAGTGACCCAAGTAAAAGCCATATCCGTCGCACTTGTTTTGGACAAGACTTGACCAGTGGATCCGCCTTTAAGCTGCGCCATCGATGTATCAACAGCTTGACCAAATGTGTTGAAATCAGCCGGAAGGTTCGTGACGAGCGAAGCACTCGTCGGCATCACCCAGCCGAAGTTTGTTGTTGGATTTGCCATCGTTTCTCCTTAATTCACGACTAATGCGTGCGCATAGTCAAGTGTGCCAGATAGTGTATTGAATGTTTCAGCGACACTTACATCCTGCCATTCCATCGCCTGGAGTGAGAATGGCAATGGAGAGACGATCAGCGTCACGGATAATTCGTTATAAGAAGCCTGGAATCGCCAGCCTTCGACAAAGCCCAAGAAATTTCCGGACTGCATATTGAGCGGCAAATTGGCCAGCGAGATCGGTTGACCCATAAATACATTAATCAAAGAATTTCGATCACCATCGTCAAGCTCTGGATTAGTCAAGGCAAAAGTGATTGATTCCAGGAATGCTTGAGGCTGCGCCCTGAGTGTCAGATAGAAATTTGCCTGAGATAGCGCATCGGCAGACTTTTCCAGAGACGTGGTTATTTGTTGCGCCAGTTTTCCATAAAGAGCAATTGAAGCTGCGTCAGTGGCAGTCTGCGTTCCGGATTTCCAGACTATGGAAACGTCGTTGCGAATATCTCCTGCTTTCGTCTGGATCTTAATTCCACGGCCCAGAGCTTGATTAGCATCTAAGTCGGTGTATCCATTGGCCGCCAAGTAGATCGATCTGTGCGTCGAATCGGCATAGGAAATCTGGCCTTGAGCGTTTTCGTACAGATAACCAAGTCCCGAGGTAGCCAAGTCAGCAACCAAATTCCAGGTAATAGTTTGACTAGATCCACGAGCTGCAAGCTCGTAATTGCCTGGACGATCTATCTCTCCCAGACCTGTATTTTCTGCATCCGCCCAAGTTTGAGTCGCCGGCGTATAAGTTGCCCAAGTAAGAGCTGCTGGAACCTCGCCCCAGTTATTGACTAACAAGTCTTCGAGGATTGTATAAATCTGATCGCCGTCAAAGTCCTTAGACAAGACACCAAGAGTCAATGCCTTTTGAAGCCTTGCAAGCGCCCCTAAAGCCGTGATGGTGATCTCCTGAGTAATTGCTACCGAGCCAACCTGCGAAACAGTCACAGAGACGTCCACAATGGATCCGCCAAAAATAGGCACAAATGTCCCAGATGTATCTTTGACTTGAATTGAGACGGAATCATTGATTTCGGCAGTAATGGCTCCCACGTTCAGATTGATGAGATTGAGCGTGCAATATCCGGCTTGGGCTTGAGTGTAGATATTTGTGCGACCAGACGAAATCGCAAGGTTAGCCAAAACGACGTCAGTGAATTCGACGCCTTCGATCAATACTTTCCATTCCGGAGACCACTGCGTCATTAGAGTGCTACCAGATTACCGCCGCCACCAGTGCCGCGATAGTAAGAATCGTTGAGAGTGTCCACGATTGTCCGTGCAGTGCCTTCCTTGTCGAAAGCGCCATTGACTGTCAGATTGATTGTTGTTCCTGATGTAGCAGCTTCGGCCATACGGAATGAACCAACATTGAAAGATCCTGTAACAACATTTGCTGCACCGGCGGCAGCTGAAGCAACACCATTGCCCGTCGATGAAACAGCCGTTGATCCACCCGAAACTGATGGAACATTGATTGTTGGCACATTTGTTGAAGTCGTTGTTATCTTAGGAATTGAAACTGTAGGAACACTAACGCTTGGTGCTGAAATCTTAGGAATGTCAGGCACTCCAGGAATTCTTCCGACTGTATTGTTGTAAAGACCAATGAGTGCGTTAATGCCGGATGTAGCACCAGAAATCAAAGAATTTAGACCGCCTATGACAGCGCCAACAACATTAATCACTCCGCCAGCAATTTCTCCTACAACCTTAAATGCACCGCCCAAAACTGTTGTTATAACTGGAACGACATATTTTTGAATAAACGCAATAAACTCTGTAAATGCTTCTTTGTTGTTATCAATTGCATCAGTGATTGGCTTGAAGAAATCCGCAAATTTGCCTAGCGCCGGCACAACCTTGCTGACAATAAAATCAACCAATTGCTGAATGATTGGGAGCAATTTATAGCCAATAGTTTCTTTGGCTTCTTCAAATGTGACTTTCAATCGATCCAAGCGGCCTTGATATGTTTCGGCGTTAGCAGCTGCAGCGCCGCCAAATAAATCTGTCAGCTTTGTCTGGACGTCTGTGAATGACATTGTTTTGAGTTCAGCTGATGAGAGTCCAATGCCCAGTTTACCAAGCGCGGCAGTATTGCCGTCATAGGCTTTTCCAATGGCATTTGCCACAGCTTCCAGAGGCTTTCCCGTAGCGGTTGAAACATCAAGAGCAACGGAAAGAAGATCCTGAGCCTTGCTGAGATCATTTGTTGAAAGCGCAATGCGCTGCAAAGCCGGACGAAGTTTTGAATCGCTGACGCCCGTCGCCAGAGACATTTTGAGAATTTGATCTTCAGTAGCTGCAATTTGCGCTTGAGTTGCATCCGTTGCAGATTTCAGGGCATTGGCTAATTTGACCTGCGCTGCTTCATCTTCAATCGCTGCCTTGACACCATCGATTCCAATCTTGATTGCGTAAGCGCCAGCAGCAGCCCCAGCAGCGGCAAAAGCCAATCCTGCTTTCTTGGCAAAATCGCCCATTTTCGATGATGAATCATCGACGTCTCCATTAGCTTGTTGAAGTGACTTTTTGAGCTGATCTACATCAGCAAGAATCGAGAGCTTGAGTGTGCGCGATTGTCCGGCCATTTACCACTCCTTCAAGATTCGATCAAAAGCATTTTCCCACTTAGCAATGATCTCTGGCTGTATTTGGCGAAGTGTCGGATAAATAAACCAACCAGTCGAACCACGTCCGGTTGACCCTGACCAGATAGGAAACTGCTTGAATTTATTTGATCCGAACTCCGTACCGCCCCAGAGATCCTTTGTTGTTGCACCACCGGAGAATTTTTGACTTACAAAACCAAAAGACAATTCGCCAATCTTGGATGATTTAGACACGCGTGAACCGCTGGCAATTCTGTCCGCCGCTTTGCCCCTAGTGACTGCCTTTTGCTGGATTTTGCCTTGAGCAAATTCTGCAAGGGCAGACGATTCGCGTTTAGCTGCATCAGTTGCCTCTGCATCCATTGCTTTGAACGCCGAAGTAATGGCGCGGAGATCTTGCTTGTTATAAGCAATCTCAACCTTGTCGCTCATTCTGTTTCTCCAGTATCTCAAAAGCCGTGTAGATCTGCTCCGCCGTCGTCCATTCGCTCATCGGAATTCCCGTCGCTATTGCAAGCTCGACGAGTATTCGATTTACGCTTCCGGCGGCGTAACTTTTGGGAGAACGTCACCGACTGTCACGTCGGCCACTGTTTCACACCAAATTTCATATCCTTTTATTGGCTTA